TTCGGCCAAAGGCTGATCGGAATACGCCTTCGATCCGAAGCAGGAAAGAAGTGGGCAATCAAGGGATCTCGGCAGGGACTATTCATGCCACTAGAATGGCCCTGCATCAAGAAGGGCGTTCTGATTTGCGAGGGTCCGACAGACACGGCTGCGATGTTGAGCCTCGGATTCAATGCGATTGGAAGGCCCAGCGCGATGGGAAGCCACGCGCTTGTCGAAGAGGTCGTCTCTAATCGGCCCGTCTGCATCATCAGCGACTCCGACAATGTCGGGATCGACAGCGCGCGCAAGCTCGCACAGCACCTACGGAGTAAGTCATGTCAGAAAGTGGGAATCATCGTTCCGCCCGCAAAGGACGCAAGGGAGTGGAAGAGGTCAGGAGTGACGAGGGAGCAGGTGTCGGAGATGGTCTCGAAGTCACTCGTCTCGGATGGTCCGTTACTTTGCCGCTAGACATGCCGTCTTTGAACGCGTACATGCGCTGGCACTTCAGGAAGCAAAAGTCTTGGCGTGAGCGGATCGAGCAATACATCTTTGTCCTTGGATCACCACTTCCAAAGTACGAATGCCCGGTCTCTGTGACGATCACTCGGTTCTACGGTCACAGGAAGCGCGCTTATGACACCGACAACCTGTACGCCGCAGCCAAGCCAATCCTCGATGCGCTGAAGTCACCTCGCGGAAGGAGCCGACACGGACTGTCCGTGATCCTTGAGGACAACCCCGAGTACTGCCAATTGAAGGTGCAACAAGAGAAATCGAAGGACAAATCAACGAGAATCGTTGTCGAGGTCATTGACCTTGTAGATTCCCGACGATAGGGTGTGTTCGGGTTGGTCGGGTTCCAATCCCCACTCTCACCTGTCGCACCCGACAGGTGAGGGTTTAGGACGAAAGTCCACGACATCTTTTCCCCCAGAGCGCCCATTACCGATCCGATCTTGGTAGTGGGTGTTTTTTTGAACAACTAAGCTAGTCATGCTTGCCTGACGAAGGTTGAGGCCACGCAAGCACCCTGCCGCGTCCGTGGGTTTGTCACGGATGCAACGATGAGCAATCGTCGTTTCGATCCCGCTTCGGTGCGCGTACGACACCCTGCCGAAGCCCTCCATCTGAGCCGTGGTTGTCCGTGGGATCGATGGGCAGGGTAAACCCTGGATGCCCAAACCAAACACCAGACCTGCCACATGGCAGGTGACCCCCGCAAGGGGTCGGTGCGTCCTTATGGGGAAGATCAGGGGTTGAAGTTTGGACGATGTGGATACAATCCGCGCGCCATGTCGGAACCTAGTCGCAGCAACATGTCCAATATCATTCAGGTGCTCCAGTTAGTGGCCCTGATGCTTGGTGTTCTTGGCTTGTTTACTTTCGTTGGAAAGCGCGATCAACAGTTGACTCAAGTGTCTACTGACCTTGACAAATTGGTTGGCGCAGTCAACGATCTTGCAAAGGCGCAAGCAAGCACCGCTATTAGCGATGCGATGCAGGAACGCGCTCTTGAAGACATTCAGCGCCGACTCAACAACCTCGAACGGAGCAACAAATGAATAGTTGGAAGACTACTACCGCCGGTATTGGCGCGATCCTCGTTGCCGTTGGCACAGCAATGAAGGCAATGTTCGACAACGATCCATCGACCGTGCCCGAATGGGGCGCCGTGGTTGCTGCAATCATTGCAGGCATCGGCTTGATCGTTGCGCGTGACAACAATGTCACGAGTGAGCAGGCTGGGGTGAAGTGAATGCTGTCTTCTCAATCATCTCTTCGATCCTTTCATCGGTGCTTCAGCATTTGCTTCTGCGCTCGCGGACTGGAATTAATGCAGATGACGATGTGGGTCGTCTTCGCCGTGCTGGCAATCGAATCGATGAGTGGTTGCGACAGAGCCGTGTTCGTCCCAGAGATGTCCCCGATGCGAGTGGGTCCAAGTTCAAGGATGCAGGTCTACATGCTGATCGAGGGCAAGTGGATCAAGTCGAGCAACCAGATCGCAGTTCCTGAAGGGTGGTACTTAGTGCCACCCTCATATGTTTCGGAGGATGCGAAGTGAAGACTCCGGCATGGCAGCGCAAGGAGGGTCAGAACCCGAAAGGCGGCTTGAACGCCGCTGGCCGTCAAGCCTACAACAACGCCACCGGCGGAAACCTCAAGGCGCCACAGCCCGAAGGTGGTTCCCGACGCGACAGCTTCTGTGCTCGCATGAAGGGCATGAAGAATAAGTTGACGAGCGCAAAGACCGCGAACGACCCGAACAGCCGCATCAACAAGAGCCTTCGGGCGTGGAAGTGCTGACATGGCAAACGAGATCCAGATCACAACCGTCATGCAAGTCAACAAGGGTCTGCTTTCGTACTCGCAGATCCCAGGTACTGCCTTGTTCGACATGACCGGAACCAAATCAGCCGGCGGAGCACAGGCCGCTGCGATTACAAATGGCGTTGCCATTGACCTGAACACGCTTACCGGTACAACGGTTGGATACGCCTACTTCAGAAACACATCGACCACCGTCGGCGAGAACATTCAGATTGGAACAGGTCTGTTATTGCTTTTCGTTCCGTTTATGGAACTCAAGCCGCGCGAAATGGCAATTCTCCGAATCAACTCAAGCGGATCGGGAACGGTTCCCACATTCCGCTCACTCACAGGCACTCCCGTACTTCAGTACTGGATTGCAGAAACATAAGGAACAGAAACATGAAGAAGAAATCAATGGCAGCAAGGAAGCCTGTTGGAAAGAAAGTTGCAGCGGCAAGGCGTCCAAGCGCTGGCGGACCGAGCGCCGGTGGCGGCACTCCAAAGCCCGGTCGGACCTGACTATGCCACGCGACTACGCCAAGGAATACCGTGATTTTCACGGCAAGCCAGAACAGGTTGCGGCGCGATCCAACCGCAACAAGGCTCGCCGTAGCATGGAAACACTCGGCAAAGTCCAAAAGGGTGACGGACGCGATGTGGATCACCGCGACTCGAACCCAATGAACAACAAGCCCTCGAACTTGCGCGTGCAGTCGAAGTCGAGGAACCGATCAAGAAACGGAAAGTGACATGGCCGCTTACTCAAAAACATTTCTTGCGTTCCCAGACGGTTTGAATCAGACAGCTGGTCAGACAATCATGCTCGTTGATTCGTCTCTCACCTCTACTCCTCCCAATCCGCAGGCTTCATATACCTTCCAGTCTGGTTGGTACAAGAATCTTCCCAAGATTGTGTTTTCAGGTAACACATCCCTACAGATTGCTTCTCTGATTCCATGCCTCGGATATGAAGAGGCGTACCTGATGCCAGTTAGTGCTTCAGGCGCAACGCATAATTTCGATCTTTACGCCATCTATGGTGACTACGCGTCTGGAGGAGAAGCAACCCGATGGCTTGTGCAATACATGTACGGGACTGGAACAATGGCAACATCCGCATCAATGCTCGCAATGCCTTCTCCAGCGGGAACCGCGTACAAGACCTTCTCTGGTCTTGGAACCCCAGTACTCGCCTTCAGCGCGGCTCTTGACGGTGTAATTGGATGCGCCACTACGGCAGTTGCTGGATCTGCAACAGTTCCGCAGGTTTACGCATTCCCACATCTTGGTGGCGCTGATTACCTAGCGATTTGCGCAAACACCTTTGCAGCGGACGCTGTGGCTAACTGCTATGTGAGACTCGGATAATGCCCGCGTCATCACCGCACACATCACTTGCAATGTCACTCGACTCGTGGAGAAGCGAGATCGGGCGATACTTTGGATTCGGTCGGACATATTCGTCCATGACCGCTTCACAGCAAGCGGATGTCGATGCGGTGATTGACCGAGGCATGCGCCAGTTCTACGCGCCTCCGCTTCTTCAAGACGGAACTGCACACATCTGGTCGTTCATGCGACCAACGATGAACATCGTGGTGCACGCTCCATATTCGGAGGATGGCGATCCTGGGAATGGTTGCACGCTTGTTGACGATGCTCCAATTGCGTATGCCACTTTCTCTGGAGCAACCATTCCAACATGGTGCAACCTTGGCGTGCTCGAATACACGCATCCAAACACGGATCAAAATTGCATCATCCACATCCACGCAAGGGTGTCGAACTTACAAGTTAATCTTGAAGATGCGGTAGCCGCCGACAATTTCATAATTGCTTCGGGAAACGGAATCGCATTTACGATCACCGATGCGATCTATGCGCTTCCAACATCGTTCGGTGGCATCGAGGGCGACATCACTCTTGAAGCTGCGAGTGGGTACATGCCCGTCCGTCAGGTTGGAGACGATCAGATTCGGGAGATGTTCCTGAACACCCTGATCCAGACGGGAACACCTGCATACTTCTGCGTGCGTCCTTGGAGAGACCCAGGCATCGACCGCATTGGAACTCTTGGGACCGCCGGCATGTACACGAGGTATGAACTCGTGTTCTTCCCAAGGCCGGATCGGACCCTTCGCCTGTCTTTCCGCTATCTGTTTGTGTTTCCAGGAGTCGCAGACTGGATCGCAACCGGAAACGCAACAACCGACATCCATCCTCCCGGAATGGCCTACCACCACGAGACGATGCTTGCGTCCTGTCTTGCCGTTGCGGAGCAGTACGCAGATTCTCCAAACGGAGAGCACCGCGAATACTTTGCCAAGCGAATCGCGGCAAGTGTCGCACTCGATCGAAAGACCGCCGGCTCTGCATATTTCGGAAGAAATCTCGACAGGAGCGATACACTCTACAGTCAGGGTCGTTCGCCTCTCTCAACAGATATCACCTACAACAACACCCTCTACTAGGAGCAATCATGTCTGCACACAATCAGATCAGCGAACTCAGCGAAGCAGTTGGCCCGACCGGAATTGGAACCTCGCAGGGCAAGTGCTTTGCGTGGGTTAGTGGCGTTCCAACCGCAGGAACCGCCGGATTTGCAAAGGGTTGCCTTGCGATCCGAGTTGACGGGTCCTCTGCCAGCACTCGCGCTTACATCAACAGCGGAACAAACGCTGTCTCGGCTTGGGTTAGTGTTACCACTAGCGGATGAGGTGATTTATGGCAACTGTATCACTTGCAAAGCCAGGAACGGCTGGAACGGCTGTTCTACAGATCGTCAAATCTCCAAGCGGCGTCGTGGCCACTATGGCCTTGAAGTTGCAGGCTTGCGACATCACATACACGCAGGATGTCGAGGACACGACTGGCGGAACCGATAGTATTGCCGACACATTCCACACCGCCGAAGGATCGGGGCTGCTCGGTGGTCAGGTTGCCTTTCAGGGCCTTCTCATTTCCGTGAAGGGTCCGACCGTTGAGGGATCATCAACTTCGTACAGCGGACTTGGGAACATGTTCTCGACCGACGACACATACTCCCGCATGCGATGGTCCGTGCAGTTGGCAAGTGGCATCTACCTCAAAGGATCGATGATCGTCGAGTCAACGAAATTTAGATGGGTCAGGACTGCGGCGACCGTTCAGATGACCATTGTTGGTCGAATCACGGACACCTCGCGAACCACAACGGAAGCGACTAGTGCACACGCATGATTGATCCAACAGAACAAGACATGCAGGCGTACGCGAGTAGTCCAAGCCTACTGCAACAGGCATCGCAAGCCCCAAACATCGGTTTCCAAACCTCTTCGTCGGCTGAAGGTTCTTCCTCCGCTGGACAACAGGATTTCTCGTTTGGAGAACTTGGACTCGACGCAACCACGCAGTTGCTTGAGCAGATCCTTACTGAGTTGCGCACGCTCAACCAGAACTTCCGCGACATGAGCTGACACATGGCAAACATAAAGACGCACATTCCTGGGACTTCGATATCCATCGGATACGAGTCCGAGACCGCAGATCGTGCGACAATCAGATGCCTTGCTACTGGCTACACAGCGCAGAAGGATGCAATCGATGCCGCAGTTATTGCGGTGGGCGAAACCTTGTACAGCGGCATTCTCAATGTGCCGCTCATTTCCGCAGAATCGACGCGATGGGGAAACGGAAAGTACATCGTGAGTCTGATGTATGGTCGCAATCAGCGCGCGCAACGCAGGAACCAGACGCAGCGCCGAGTTCGTATCCAGAGCACGGTTGAGTATGTCGATGCGTACCTGATTAACTCTGCAAGCTTCACCAATGGGTACAGGCACAATGCCGACCCTGCGCCCACCGATTGGTTCTCAATCCAACTTCGTCCTGGAAACTTGCAAACTCCGGAGTTGTATCCGCGACCGTACAAGATCCAGCGACCGACAATGAAGATTGAACTGGAGTACACGACTCCGGTCCTGTCAGTCAATGATGCCGAACTCGCGAAGACAGGAAAGTTGAACTCGAATGCCTTTGCCATTGGCGAGCTTGGTGGAGTCTTTGCGGTAAACACCCTCAAGTACGAGGGATTTCAGAACGCAAAGAACGACATCGGACAGTACCCGTGGTTCAATTCAATTGTGCTCACATATGACCCATCAGGCCATTACCGCCAGCAGGCTGTGTGGGATCAGACTCTTGACAGCGGAAACGGCAAGTGGAAGACCGTCAGCAATCAACTTGTGTCTGAATCAACAATATTCTGATGCCGCGCAAACTTTTACAACTCCTTCCTAGTTCAGTCGCAAGGAAGCAGGCTGATGCTTGGCGTGAGTTGGAAAGCCAACTGTCGGAAATTGATCGGATTGTAAATAGTGCTTCGCGCACGGCTAGTACTCCAGATCGTGCAGAAGACCGTCTTGTCCCACAGGTATTTGCCGCAAAAATCCTAGGTTCGTCGTCGCAGGCTCCTGTTGGCGGCAAGGCTTGGTGGACATACACATGGGAAGAGGTAGAGCGAGCTGCGACGGGCGGAACATGGAACACCGTGTCAAATGGTCGCAACTCGACCAGGAGCGGTGTCGCATGGAACTCGTACGAGACGACGATTGCCAATGATGGCGGCAACATCATTCCCGCAACACCAACAAGGCTTGCGTATCCGACGAATGCCGTCGTCGAGATGATTATCGACCCAGCGGGTCGCGCATGGTTTGAAAATCCAAATCCAGTGGAGATCTGCTGATGCTTGGAGCCTACGCCCAATCGTGCTGTTGCGACCCGACCTGCGAGAAGGACTGCATCTGGCAGACCGAGATCGAGAGCGGATGCTGCCACAAGGACGACACTCTTCTTCTCTGGTGCGAGCGACCTGGATACAGCATCAAGACCGCCGGCGGATGCATCGACAACAGCGACCCGCTCAATCCGGTCTACGACGAGTTCTGCTGCGAGAAGACGCAGCCAACCGAGTCTCCGATCCAGGCGATCTACCACTACCACAGTTGCTGGTGGCGATGCATTCCGATCACGGCAACCAATGCTATTGGATCGGTGAGTGGTCTAGCCGAGATGTGCCCTCCCGCAGTTTGCGAATACGAGGGTGTCGGAGATCCTCCGGTTCCAGTGGCAACTCCATGCCAAGCCTACCTGGATGGAAGTTCCTGCACGACTCCTGCATGCGGAATGGCCCTTAAGTTCGGATGCTGCAACGACCCTGCATACAACTCGCAGATCTGGAACAATAACTGCGTCGATTGCTGCTCCAACTGCAATGACGAGGGAATGTCCGAATGGCGCCGTCGCCGCATGGGTTCGACGGACCAATGGAAGTGGGCTGTCGAGTCCATATGCCACAAGGACGGTCAGGCCCTTGGTTCATCTGGAGATTGCGACACCATCACCTATTCAGGAGGATCCTTCAGCAACTGCACGAGGCTCGGTGGCCTCAATCGAGCGCATCAAATGCTTGCTGTCGTGCATTTCGAGCGATGGTGGCGCATCGCGGACTGCCCAGAAGGCGTTCGCATCTATGTGCCCGGATGCACGCAAGGTCCAGGTGGAGTCAACTGCGGCGGGAACATCTACCAGACCGATGACCTCGTGCCGAAGTGGTGGATCTTCGCATGCTCCGGAATACCGCTGTATGCAGGAGACCTCATCGATGCAGTTCGGTTTGGCGTCATCGAACAGGCGGAGGCGGAGCAATTGCTTGAGGATCTCTTTGGAACCTGCACGCATCCGGAGCAGGCCGTGCTCATCAAGCTTGCCAACGCCGGCTACATCCGTTCAAATGATTGGCGCGATGAGCAGCGAACCGCATATCAGGAGCTCGACGCAAAATTCCCAGGCGCTGGATACAACACATGCATTGAAGATGTAGATCAGATGCACACGCTTGGGCCGTTCCGCAAGCGAATGACATACAAAACGGTTGGCACAAGCAATCAGCCGCTGCTCCGCAAGGTGGATGTTGTTGACGCGCATCCAGACCTGAATCCGCTTCAGGCAGACTGCTTTATCACATACCCTGGTCCAACAAGCGGAGCGACGGCGCAAGCGGACTACGACTACTGGTGCGAGCGCCAGTGGATCTATTTCCGTGGACGACCAGGTGGATGGACATGGGCAGGATGGGACGCCAATGTGTGCCCAGGAGATGAAATCCTGTCGATCCTCATTGGAGATGCCCGTGGAGCGCAAAACTGCATCGAAGCGTTGAAGGGCGGAGGAAGAAGTCCGGGAACACAATCCGCATGCACATGCTGCAACACATCGGCGTCGTTTGGCATCCCAATGAATTGCCGTGGATGCGCGGAATACGACTGCGCGCTTCCGCTGCCGTCATGCGACCCTCCTGAATTGTGCGAATCCTTCTCCATCAAGCCGTACTGCGAAGGTCTCAGGATCAAGTACACCAACTACAAGGCGGACATGACTTTCGTTGCGGCAAGTGGAAGTTCCTGCAATCCCGGCCCCCAATGCGGATACTGCTACAAGATCCGCTGCCTGTACATGGCAGACTCGTTCCTTGTGGGAGCGAAGCGCTCTGTTGATTCATGGCTTGACTCGATTCCGTTCACCTGTCGCCCAGAAAAGCCGCCACTTCCCGTATTCAATTCATGGGGGACATGGCCCAAGAGCCACCCTGCTCCTCCGCCCGGACTTTGCAACCTTTGGACCTTTCCAGGGCAAGACCAGCTGTCGTGGTGCTGGGGATGCGGATGTCCAGATGATGGCGCTGATCCATGCGCGCAAAGCGAATACTCCAACCGGGCATGTTGTGGAGCCGTGTGCCTAGACGGAGTATGTGACTGCGACCCAACGGCGGTTGATCCAACTGTGCAGATCAATACCGAGTGCGGACCGGACACCGATTGCCCCCCGCATGGGACTACTGGACAGATTGATTGCATTGGTTTCACTCCTGACTGCGACGAAGGCGTCTGATGATTTCAAAGAACTCCTACTTCTCCGCTCCGTTCGACACCTCGGTTGAAGCTGCCAAGCGTCTTCGCCAGGAGCAGGAATCTCCCAAGCAGGCCGTTCCAGATCCGCCCACCGAGATCACGGTTTCCAATGTAAAGAAGTATGTGACCGCCGAGATGAGTTTGCAGCTCTACGGACCCGTCACCGACGACGAGTTCAACAAGCGAGCCGATCTCTGCCGCGCGTGCGAGCAGCGCTTCGACAGCAAGGATCTTGCTGACTCGGTTGGATTCTGTCGCGGCTGTGGTTGCGGCGTAACGGCTCGGTCCAAGTTGTCGATCAAGTTGACCATGCCGGAAGCCTCGTGCCCAAAGAACAAGTGGCGGCAGGCTCCGGGACGACATCCCAAACTGACCGACAGGGTCAAATCCTGGGTTCTCAAGCACATTATTGGCTAGTATCATTGACACCTGCCACATGGCAGGTTTATGGAGACTCTGATGCCCGCGTCACCTCGTGATCCAAACTTCCAAGCGTCGGAGACCTTGAAGCGTCAACAGCAGATGCAACAGGCTTTCGCAGGCCGACAGGCACGGCTGGCCGAGGAGCGGGCAAAGCAATACGACCCGTCAATGCCTGCTTCTCTGGCAAACATGCCGCCGAGTAAGCCGGCAAACCCAAACAATCCGCCATTGCCGAAGCAATACGACCCGTCAATGCCTGCTTCTCTGGCAAACATGCCGCCGAGTAAGCCGGCAAACCCAAACAATCCGCCATTGCCGAAGCAATACGACCCGTCAATGCCTGCTTCTCTGGCAAACATGCCGCCGAGTAAGCCGGCAAACCCAAACAATCCGCCGTTGCCGAAGGATTGGAAGCCGCCGGTCAACCCGAACAATCCAGTATTGCCGCAGGATTGGGCGCCACCCGGAGGTGTTCCTGGGCGCGCAGAGCGAGATGAAGCGCGCGCCAATCGATTGGTGGGTCCGCCTGCACCTCCCGGCTTTGGAGGAGCAAGCGGTGGCTATCACCTAGGGACCAACATCCCCGCTCCTCCGCCACCGCCCCCGCCCGGCGCGCCCATCAAGTACCCCGCTGGACAACAGCCGCCACAAGCGCCACAGGCGCCCGGACAGCCACAAGCGCCACAGGCGCCACAACCAAGTGCGCCACAGTCTCCCGGACAGCAGGTTCCGCAACCAGGCATGTCTGAGCAGGGGCCATTGCCGCCGCCACCGCAGCCAACTGAACCACCTAATCTTGGATTCGTATATCCAGCTGGTACGGAGTCCGGGTACAGAGAAGCACTGAGCCAACTTGAGAAGTCGCGGACGAGTGTTATTTCTGACAGGCGGTTCTCTCCAGAACAGCGCAAACAGGCAATTGACCAAATTGAGGCTCGCGCGGAAGAACTTAGGCAGGGATTTATGCAGTCAAAGCCGCTCGATAGCAGCCCATATGGGTACGACGCTCCGCCAGCAGAGCAGTTTGCAGAGATTCAGCAGGGAACTGGCCTCCAGTCCACGCAGGACGGCAGATTCCGCAATCCTGCAACAGGCGACATCATGCCTTCTATGCGCGCAGAAAACGGACAAGTTGTCCCTGTTCCGCGCCAGCAATCGGAAATCGATTCACTTCCTCCCGGAACCCGCTACATGGATCAGATGGGCAAGCTCCAAATGACGCCGGCGGCAGGCGGCGGTCAAGGTCGTTCTGCATCGGCGGGCACAGGCACGCAGCGAGCGGCTGGAGGTAGCGCCCCCATGAACCCAGAAGATGCTCTTGCTGCCTACGAAAAGTGGTCTAAGGGGCAGGATCCGGCATCGACTCCAAGCGAGCGTCAAGTGATTGCAAGTGCTGTCGCATCCATTGAAGATCCAGAACAGCGCGACATGCTGACAGAGATGATGAAGAACGATCCAGAGGCAGCCGTTGCGGCATTGCAAGAGCAGGGCATCGATTTGAACGATGAACTTGATCAGGCTCGCATTCAGGATTTTGCCAAAGAGCAGAACTCAAAGGGAGACCGAGCCAAGCGGGTCGCTAAGGCTATGGGCATTGAGGTCCCCGAGGCAAAGAAGCCCGCGCTTAATCCAGATCGGTATAGCATACAACAAGGTTCGCGTGGAAGTAGGCAGGTGCAAAGGCGTGGAAGTGACATTGCTATCCCGCTAATTCAGGGACCAAACGGCGAAGAGATTCCTGCACCAACGCAGATGCGCCAACTTGCTGACCTTGAGGTGGACACGGAGTTTGCAAACATTGTTCCACAAGAGAATGGAAACGAACTTCGCGTTCTTCCGTTCTCGCAGCAGACGGTCAACCTTGGCAACTTTGCACTTAACGACGCACAGAGGAAGTTGTTCTCCAAGGAAACATCAAACATCCGTGCTCGTTCTCCCGAAGAGTGGGCGAAGTTGGAGGATCTACTTCAGAAGTTCCAAACAACCGACGAGGCATGGGACCCTGAGAACAGCAACGCGCAGGCTCAACTTGAGGCAATCGTCGGTAATTTCTACGGCGAATTGGAACCCACAGGTCGCGCAATGATGACGATGTACATCGCGCACTCGCTTGGCTACAAGATTGATAAGAGGCGCGGATTCGACAGCACCGGATGGGCAAAGAATCCTGATAAGGCCAACAAGCCTTCTGATCGGGCTGGAGCCAATCTTCCGACCAGCAACATGGCTAGCGAAATTGGAGACAAGGTATACAAACTCGGATTTGCCGATGCTTCCGACTCTGAGTTGCAAGCCGGAGGAGGCCGTACTCCCCAATACACGCAGGGCATCAATGAAATGGCGCAGAACATCTTTACCGTTGCCCAGGAGATGGAGGGCCGCGCGCAGAGCGGAAGTGAACAGGCCCGCAAGGATTTCGGCAACAAGTATCGTCAGATCGATCGCATGGTCGAATCCGTTGCAAAGCAAAATGGATTTGGAAACAGCGTAAAGGGCAAATTGATTGTGGAGGATCTTCGCAAGCGTCTGCGTTCAATGACCGAAGAGAACGCTCCACAGACCACTCCAAGGGGCGCGACCAATCCAAGTGCTCCTGCTCGACCTGTTTCTCGCCCGTCGGCTTCGACTACTTCACCTGCTTCTGCCCAACCTGTTTCTCGTCCGTCCGCTCCTACTGCATTGCCGCAACAGGATCGGCCTATGCAACTTCAAGACATGGGCACAGCGGCGACAAGCGGGAATGCAGATCAAGCCATGCGTTCCAAGCAAAGAGCCAATGTTGCTACGCCTGAGCCTCCGGCAGACATGAATTGGAAACCAGAAGAAGCCAAATGGTTAGATACTTTATTTGGAGGGCCAAATAAGGGTCGTGAGGCTGAACAAAGACTCCGCGATGAGTACAAGCGTCTCGAAGGCCAAGTTGTGAAAGCACAGGACATTTTTGATCGCAATCCAAACGATCTCAGTTCTGGCAGAAGTGCTGATCAAACCAAGCGTGACTTTGCCGAATTCGTGAAGACGAAGGGCGCATCATTCCAGCAGAAGGACCGTAAGCGATGAGCACGATCAACAAGCCGCCATTCGATCCAGTCACTGGACGCCCGCTCCTCATGCCTGCGGAACCAATGCTCAATGAGGTTGCGCCTCAGATGGATGTTGGCGGCGCAATAAACCGCGCAGCCAGTAAGGCTTCTGATCCGACATCGCCATCGTTCAATCCATACATGGCTCAGAAGGAGTTGGAGGCGGTTGGCAAGGCAATGTCAAGCAGTTCTGACGCTGCTGATCGTCGCCTCAAAGAGTCACAGGGCATCTATGAGCCGACTCCGGAGGATGCCAAATACAAAGTTGGCGGAACCGCTGGCGGAATTGACGCTGAATCATGGATCAAGCGTCAACAGAAACTTCCTAGTGGTCCTCGCGGCTATTCGGCTGATCGCAACATCGATGACTTTGTCGATCATTATTCGCAGAACCTCGACACGCTGTCTCAGCCCGACATGCAGTCGGTCATTGCAGATCGGGATAAGCGCGAAAAAATGCGGACAGATCCGAATATGTGGGAACGCATATTCACGGATCCACGCACCGGTCAAAGTCTTGGCGATGAGGGGATTGTTGTTCGCAAGAACGAATCGCTCTCGGAAGAAACGCAAGGCGTGATGCAATTTCTTGATCTCAAGAGTGCAGTCCGCAAGAGAGTTGATCAGCAGAAGGCAATTGACCGAGGAGAATGGGGAGCATGGGTCAATCGAGAACTTGAAAAGAAGTCCATTGATATCCAGCGCACCGGAGGAGCCGGAAAACTGCGTGGCATTGCACTTTCTGTGCCATCGGGCTTATTGAGCGGACTTCAGTCGATTAGTGGATTTGGATCCCTTCTCGGCAGCGGACTTGAGTCATGGTCCGAGGACATCTTCGGCTTTCAAACAGGAACAAGCGGAGAAGCAGCGTCCACCTTCTTTAACAACTTTTCTGGAGTGCTTGAGCTTGGCAAGCAGTCGATGACAGGATCGACTGATCAGACTATGCAGGTCCTGAATGCAATGGGCGATGGCGTTGGACAACTTAGCTTGTCGCTTGCTCTTGCAATGATGACAGGAGGAACCAGCGCAATATCGATGTTCGTCGGAAGCGCGGGCGCACAGGCGGCAGGTGGCGCATACAACTCGTCGTATCGTCAGGCACTCCAACTTGGATATGACGACGAAGGAGCGCGGGCAATTGCGTCAGTCGATGCAACCCTCTACGGCATTGCATCAACCGTGCTTCAGATGATTCCTGGCGAAGCGCTGTTTGGAAAGGTACAGCAGGCCGCTGCACAGACTATGGCGCGAGCCGCAGTTGCCGCGTCGGTCAAGAAGTTGAGCAGCAATTCCACAATCATCAGAAAGGTCGCTGCGGGAGCGCTTGCTGAAGGTTTCCAAGAAGTTGCGGAAGACGCGCTTGGAACACTCGTGCAAATCGCAGCATGGGAGGCTTCTGGTGGAGATCCACTCACCCGAGCACAGGTCTACCGCGACCTGACAAGCGATGATGAGTCCATTAAATCGGCGGCGTGGAATGAGGTTCTGACGCAGTTTGCAGGCAACATCCTTGGAGGCGCTGGCGGCGGTGGCGTTGCAGGGCGCATTGTTGCGGCAACAGATCTTTCACAGTACCGGCAGGAGATGACTAGCCGCGAGCGCGCGTGGAAGGCTTTCGAGCAGGGCATCAAGGAGAGCGGAGCATTCACCCGTGGCAATGCCACAGATCTCTCTCAGCAGCAACTTGAAGATGCGGCACGCGGCAAATCGGTTGGAGACACGACTGAGGTCGATACCAGCGCGGGAGCAACTACCCTGCGCGTCAGGCCGCAAGATGCAATTACGGAACTCAAGCGTCGTGGACTTGATGTTCCATCCGATGCTGTTTCCATTCCTGCGGAGCCTTCGCCAGCAGCGGTCAAGAAATCCTTGACAACTGGCGCACCAGCGGCAGGAACGCGATCAATCCTTGATGGCGTTGAACTTGTCGATCGAAAGACAAAGACACCGATCAAGATCGAGAACGGTGGCATTGATGCGGCAAAACTTGCTGCGCTTGATGATGCAGAGATCGACAAGCTTGTTGGGTTGAACCCAACTGCGGTCCAGATGATCCTTGCCACCGCAGGTCTTGCCCCAACTGCGGCCAACATCGGGCGACTCTTCTCCGACCCTAAGTTGTCGGCTGCAATGGCGGCTGTCCTCGGCGACAACGCGAAGCGGTCCGAACTGGTTAGCAAGTTGATGCGAGCATCGGCAAAGGCTGGTGGATACTCCGCTCCCAAGACGGCGCCTGCGGCACTTACCCCAGAAGAGCAGAAGCGCCTTGACGAGATCGACGGCATGCTTGCCGATGAGACGAAGCGTCCAAAGGGCGCAGATCTCCTCAAGATGCTCAAGGAGCGTCAGGAACTGTTCTCGCGCAAGGTCTTCGGAACCAAGGACGAGGATCTCGATCCCCTGTCTCCGTACGACACCGAGCAGTTAAAGTTGAAGAAGGCAGCGTTTGCCGATCCGCGCACCGACGCTAAGGACAAAGAGCGGCTGAAGACTGAGATCGACACGCTTGATCGCCGCTCGCGCAGCGCCAAGAAGTTTGCTGCTCCAGCCCTGCCAACGGTCACTCCAGTCCCCACTGGCAAACCGCTTACAGAGGGAGAGAAGCGCCGTCTCAAGGAGATCGCGACTGCCCTGACAGATGGCAGGCCGATGAAGGCAGAACAACGCATCAAGTGGGAGGAGGAGTTTAAGCGCCTCAAGGAGCGCGAGGGCATTGCGGCTCCCGCGCCCGCGCCAGCCCCTACGCCCGCTCCCACTCCTGCACCGGCAGCTCCTACAAAGCCAGAGGACCTCAAACCTCTGAGTCCGTATGAGAAGCAGCAGTTGGAGTTGAAGAAGCGAGCCTTCTTTGCCCCAACGGCAACCGCAGCCGACAAGACTCGACTTCAGAAAGAGATCGACGAACTGACGGCTCGTCTTGCGGCCACAAAGCCGTACGAGGCGCCACCGCTTCCAAAGGTCACTCCGGCTACCACTGGAAAGCCACTTACCAATACCGAGAAGGATCAACTTGCTCGTCTTGAGACTGGCCTGACAGATGGCAGGCCGATGTCTCCTGAGTCGCGTGTCAAGATGGAGACCAAGTGGTCGGACCTGAAGTCGCGAGAGGGCATTGCTCCTACAGCCAAACCAGCTCCGGCAACTCCTACTCCTACCGCAACTCCTACAGCCCCAACGGCTGCCCCTGCGGCCCCTGCGCCTGCGTCCACTCCAGAACCAGCCCCAGCCCCAGAGCCTGCCCCTGAGCCTGCGCCTACGGGCACAGAGCCTGCGCCTACGCCAGAGCCAGCCCCTGAGCCTGCGGTGACTCCTCGTGACCTGTGGGCGGAAATCACGGAAGAGGGCAATCGCACGGGCAAGTTGCCACCTGCTTTCATTGCCGATCTGATCGGACAGGATCCTGATTCGATCGATACTTTTGGTGACGCGTTGAGGGCGCTCATCAACAAGTTTTTAAGCAACGAAGCGTTTACTCGCGACGAATGGAACGCCTCGACCCTTGACCCCATTGGCCTCGATCTGATGGTTGGTCTTGGCTACATCAAAGACAACGAAGATGGAACCTATACGGTCTATAAATTTGATTCGGACGGTCGCCTTGAACCGGCTGCTCCCAGTACTGCTCCAGAGGCTCCTACTGCACCCGAGCCTGCGGCCCCTGCGCCAACTCCAAAGAAGCCGTCTGTCACCGCAACGGCAATGATGGCAAGGCGTCGAAACCGGATCAAGTCCATTGCAACCGTGATGTTTGGCCTTGCGCCAAATGGAACAACGGTAATGCCGGGCACTAGAGGCCGTTTTTCTACGGCTGGTGTAGTAAATGCCATGACCAGCCTCCAGAGCCAATCATGGGCGATGCTCCTGTGGCAGACTCCGGCTGGGCATTTGCTTACTCAGGCCGCAAATAAGGCCGCATCTATTGCAGGAACGACACCATCGGAACTTGTGTCCCTGTACGCCATAGATGATCCAAAATACGGAAAGCACGACCATGACATCTACAACCAGTTGAATGAGTATGAACGAGCAGAACTGCTCGATACTGGATTCTTTGAGATCTATGAAGACGCAAAGGGATTTCGCATTGCTCTTGCTCCAGTCTCTGTAACCGACATCATGCAGGCTCAGGCGCATGGCGCGTCGGTTGTTGCAAACGATGCAACTGTTGACAAGAATACTCCTCCTCAAGCAGCGTTTGCCGGTCCAAGAATGCCGACAACTGAAAACAAGGATCTTCCTTCTGCAAAGTGGAAAAGGCGCGGCCAGAAGTCAAGGAATGCTCCTCCTCGACCAAAAACTACGCTTTTTACAATTGTGAAAAGATCATGGGCACTAATGGTTGGCGCGTCTAGCGCAAGGGGGTCATTGCGTTCAAATAGTGAAGTGAAGCCAGGCGATCTTGGATACATCGAGAACAATCAGAAAAAGTTGACTGTGGAGCAAATCGGCAATGCAGCAAGGGCAGCACAAGTGTTTCTTGCTCGTGGAACCAAGGACAACGCTTCTCCAAGTCATTATTTAATTGGTGATAGCGATGAAACAGTAAGTTTTGCGCACGAAGGGCAGGCCAATATTGGTCGGCTTGGAGATTTGAGTGGGAGGCAACACCGATTTGCCGATCCCAAGGTACTTGCAGACCAATTTGGCTTTAATCCAGACGAGAACCCAATCACGCATGCCAATGAAAATGGCATCGTTGTAATAGAGACTACTCGTGAGTCTCAAAGTCGGACTCTTGGACAGTTCTACCCCGATCTGTCAATGAACATGCGGATGAGGGAAGTTGTCGCTTCGGATGGAACAAAGTCGTATGTAGTTTCCGATGTTGCAGCCGATATCCCGCTTCAGGAAGGAGAGTTCTACCTGAACATGCCAGTGATCTCGTATTCCAATGTAAGCTCCAAACTTCCAGGTATTGGATCGGGTAGTGATGCCGCCCGTGCAGGAGTATTTGACACCATCTACCACGAAATGTGGCATGCCCTGTTGATGGGAATTCAATCTGATGATGGCACGACTTACGAGCGCATCGTCGATGCAAACCACGCGGCCATTCTTGATAAGTTGCACAAGGCATCTCCAGAGTTGTACGACTTGATTATGCGACAACTGGACCCGGAACTCACACGGGTTGGATATAAGCGCGAATCACTCAATAAAGAGCGCGCCGTCCGTATTGCCGCAAAGATTTCTACGCTAATCCTGTCGGATCCACGGGAACTTCACATCGTCCTCAAGACGATTGTTGATGAGGCCAAGGCGCGCAACGCATCTGGCGTCACATTTGAGTGGATCATTGCATCGATGAACGCTGCAACCGAATTGATGATGTCGGTTGCAAAGCGTTTTGGAGGAGCCGAATTTGTATCGTCTGCGGTTGGTCGTGCAAACGATGCACTTGAAACACTTGGATTTTCGGCTTCAATTATTGCAGCGGATAAAAAGACCTTTTCATCCCTTGCTCTTGCATCTCTTGTTGCAGATCCAGAAAGCGCGCAAGCGGCTGGAAACCGCATGGCAATGATGGCCGCAGAACTGCGCCTTTTGATCAACACAGGATCAAAAGAATACGATGGCAAAACGGCATTTCGTACTGATAATAGATTTGATGTTGAGATTGGCAGGGCATTGCGGCTGCTTGCAACAAATACTGGCAAGCCAGACGAGGCTCTTGACGCGCTTGTTGATTTCATTCTTGCGGCAAACGAATCGTTCCGCCCACTTGCGCTTGCAACCTCAATGCGTAGCGGACTTCAAGATACAAGCAGTCCGACTATTGATCCCGGAGTTCCAGCCGCAACGACTCGACCCGTAGGCAGCGTGAGCGTGCTGTCAATTGGAAACGACATTGACGACAGGGCAGAGACGATTGATGGACCTTCTGACACGGTCACCGTCATGCAGTCACCGCGTCAAGTTCCGTCCAAGTCGATGGCAGGAAAGGTTCTCGAGCTTGTTGGCATCTCTATCTCGAACGCATGGGTGATCTCAAAGCGAACGATTGAAAACGCGATGCTCAAAGACAAGACGGTCAATGCTCGCAAGACGACCGCCAAGGCGTACTACGAAGCCAATCTTGATCGATTTGCCCCAGACGAAGAGAAGGCAAACGCACTTGCTATTGATGTTGACTCCATTTCTGAAGATCCCGCATACAAGAATATGACTGGCAAGGGAAAGAACTTCCTCAAGGCTGCAATTACAAGCGCACGCAAGATCAAGGGAAATGACCTTGACGATGCGATGAAGTTCTCGCGCAAGTTGCCAACCGACATGGAGGATGCAATTGCATCTGTAATCTCGTCCTCCAAGGCGACTGGCAAGGTCAAGTCCACAATGGAGTTCTTGCTTCGCATTGTTGCAAACGACCAGTTTGGTCAGCAGATTGACGACAATGCCAAGCGGCGCGCTGGCGATCCGGGATGGATCATTCCACCTGTCAAATCAATCAGCATCTCTGATGGAGAGATTGCGTTCAACACCGGCAAGATTGGCTGGCAGTTGGTTGGAGAGCAAAAGTCTCTGGTTGGACTTTCAAAGGATGAACGCAAGAAAGTTGTTGCTGAGAACGCGGAAAAGCGTTCCAAGAACAAATCTATTGCGGTTAAGAACATTGTTGACCGCTTCAATGATCTCAACGAACGCGCCAAGAACGGCGACGAGCGCGCGCAAAAGATCATTCGAGAGAACAGGTGGTACAACGAGATCTTCAATCGCCTTCATGCGGCGTTTGGAAACCATCAGATCATGTTCTCTGAGTTGCTTGCCGCGCTCAGTCCACAGACTCCAGCGGATACCAATTACAGGAACGCTGTCGATGCAATGCGCAACTTCACAGCAGGCAAGTACGACGCCTTCCTGTCCAAGTATGTCGATTGGGTGACCGACAAGACTCGGCTTGATGCGCTCAAGAACATCAACGCAATGATCAAGGTTCGAGACAATGAACTCGACGCGCTTTCAAGAAAGACCGGACGGAAGTACCCAAAGAAAAAGGACGCGACTCGCGCTCTCCTTGCTAAGAAGCGCGCTGATCTTTCCCTTTACACCGGTCCGACTCCATTCCGCGACATCATCCTGACACAGGGCAAGCCTTTCCCAACCGATCCATACGAGAACAAGGACGGACAACTTGTTCACCCCAAGCAGAGGATATTCCTAACCATCGATCACCTTGCAAATTCCTATGGACCAGCAAAGGTTGATTTCAAGGACTCGAAGCGCGCATACAACAAGGCACGCAAGGAATGGATTGAATCGGTTCAAGTTGCAAATCCGGCCTCCTTTGACAGCGAGGGCAATCTTGTCGATGGAGCAAGCATTGCTATGAACCGAAAGTTCGGCATGAACTCTCGGCCTGCCCTCAATGTCATGGCTGGAATCTGGGCGCAACAGATCTCAAGCCCAAAGGTTCACACCTTCTTTAGCAACCTGTCAGGACTTGGCACAAACGCAACCATTGACCTATGGGCTGCGCGTGCAATCAGAGCCGCATATGGCATGGCAAGGATTCCTGCATACGCCGAGACTGCGGTAAAGGGAAAAGTCAAGGAAGGCAATATCGATCAGATCACTGGCGAATATGCATTTGCGCAGGAGATTATGAACGACGCCGCTCGCCAACTCAACATGGAGCCGATGAACCTACAGGCTCTCATGTGGTTTGCGGAAAAAGATCTCTGGGACGAGAATGGCTGGACCACGGCAGCAGGTCAAGCTGGATCATTTGAGCGTTCGTTTGATCGCGATCCGCTCACTTTGATCGAGACCGAGATCAACACCACGGACATTGATCCTGAGTCGGATGTCCTGAAGCCGCTCATCGACGAACTGAAGAATGACAATGCTGTCATCTCTATTCAGTACAACGAAGACCAGCGTGGCGGTGGCCGACGCATTGGCATTGGCATCACGGTTCGTTACCTGAAGTTTGACAGCAATGCCTTTGCCGAACGCATTGCAAAGGCAATCAGGAATGCTGGTTCCACAAGCCGAGTGACCGTGACGCAGACCCTTCCGTATGGAATCGAGAGGACACCCAACTCTCGACCTGCTTTCACGGTCAACTTCAAGACGGCAAGGTCAATTGCAGAAGCGACCGGACTCATTGCGCAAATCGAGCAGTCGAATCCGGGATGGCACATTGAAGTGCTCACGGATCCGCGTGTTGATCGCAATGGAGTGAAGATCTCAAATCCTGCCATTGGGCTTCGCATCCATTACGCCGGAGAAATCGATCCGGCAATGCGCGCCAACGCAATGCGCTCATCTGATGGAACCACAGCGTCACAGTCTTCAATCATGGCGCTTCGCACGGATGCGCTCATTGACTACCTTTCCCAGTGGCATGCCACTGGCATCATCAACGACTCTGCGCGCGCTATGGCTGTCGAGTCAATTACCTACGGACTTGAAGGAGTTCCAGATGACAAACGAGGAATGGCTGCGTTCTCTGATTTCAGGCAAGGGGAACCGGTCCAATCGCGATCCATTCAGGCAATCGTTGCTGAAGCAGTTGGGATCGAGTCTGGACTTGGAGACCCAGAGCGTGTGGGCGACGAACCTGCCGATGGATACCATGAAGGAACAGACGCCATCGCAGAACGAGTTGTCCCAGAGGAAGTCGCCAGAGAACAGCGACGAGCTGTAGAAAACACATTCCCTGATGACGGACAACTGACCGAAGAAGAGCAGCAGGAAGAGCCATACACCGGACCTGAAACGGCAATTCGCAGGACTCCAGTTCTGTCGATGGAAATGGTCGATTCAGACGAAGATACTGATCTTGCTCTTCCTGCCGCATTGGAGACTCCTGCACCTCGCGGGGGAGCTCTTTCAGCTCTGCGCAATTTCTTTGGAACAAGCAACGAAGTAGCGGTCGTGAGCCGGAAACAACCCGGTGACCTTGGCATGTTCCGTAGGTGGTTTCTCCCACTCATCGGATCGGCATGGTCATCTTCTAACCGGCAGATCCGCTTTGTCGCAGAAGAACTAGTTGGGCAGGACCTTGAACGAGCGCGTGTCACACAGGGCATTGTGACGCAGGGACAGGACCTGTACTCAAAGTTGCCATCCGCGTACCGAAAGGAGAAGGGGCGCAAGTTCTATATGCTCATGGATCGGTACTACGATCCAAACAAGCCGAACTCAGATGCGCAATGGGTTGATGAAGAAGGCTCCCGTCTTTCAGACGATGTCATTGACATCCTTCGCGAGTTCAAGCGAATTGACGAAGACCAACGACAAGGCATCATCAAGGCCAAGCGGGAATCCGCCACCGAAATCGTGCGCTACATGGGCCTTCAGCGTCTGGTGCGCGTTGCCGAAGAGAACGGTGCAAACTGGGCAGTAGAGCGCGTCCAGTACGGACCTGGTCGTCGTGACTACCAGATGTTCGTCATGGACACGGACACCGGAGACATGATGACTCCGGAAGAGGCGCGCGATGCCATTGTCAAGGTGATGGTTCCAGACGATTGGGGAAGGCAGTTCTCCCACATCTTCCATGCGTTCTTCGGTTCCTACGAGGGCTTCTGGTACTCAAAGAGCGCATACGCAGAGGCAAAGGCAGTTGAGGGGACCACCAACTCGCAAGCCATGCGAGCAGCCCGCAGGTCAATTGCAATGGACGGTGGAACCGCAACGACCAACACCGAAGCGGAGATGACTCGTCGCCTTCTTGCCTTCCGAAAGAATCCTCCAGCCGGAGTCAACAAGGAAGACATCGGTCGCATTGAGATCAACATTCAGACCTACATTCCGCCTGACATCGTTCGAGTCAGCGGAAAGCAGTACGACGCTCTTCGTCGTCACATCAAGCAAGCTGCGGGCATTGAAAGTGCAGCCGTCAGCGACATGCTTCGCGGACGCATTGGGCGAGCAGAAGGGAAGCAGAGGTTCTACGCGCCACTCCTTGAGCGAACAGGCAAGGAAGGCTTCGATATGGACTTCATGCGTGCATGGGAGTCTCAGACCGCTGGCTATTACAAGTGGCTGTACTTCAACCGCCTCCGCCGCAATGTTGCATCAACCATCGAGGATCTTCGCCGTCAGGGCTACATTGGATGGGCAGCGCACTTCCAGGACACGCTTGACTACACGACGCAGTTCCGTCAGAGTCAGTTTGAGCAAGCTCTTGATGGCCTTGTTGCAGCAATTCCAGGCATAAGGACGATGGTTGGTCCTATGCCAACTCGGCGATGGATGTCAATGGTTCGCACGGCAAATGTGGTTCGCCAACTCTGGACGGTTCGCCAACAAGTCGTCAACTCAATGCAGCCATTCCAGACGGTCTTCCCAATCATCGGAGGAGTTCGATTCCTCTCGTATATGAAGCGGTACAACACCCGCGAAGGCAAGGAAATTCTTTCACGCTTTGGATATCTGCGCCCTAACGGCCAGTGGTATGAAGGTCGAGAGTTCCGCATGACAAGCGGTACTGGCTGGCTCACTCGCGTGTATGAGCCAATCAAGAAGATCATGCAGAAGTCGCCAATCGGCGAAGCAGAATCGCGGAATCAGAACTTCACCTTTGTTGCGTTCTACCTATACGCCAAGGAAGAACTCGGTATGGCTGACAACGAAGCCGCGCGACACGCGCTGCTTCGCGTTGCCCAGACCCAGTTTGCCTTTACCAAGGCAAACAACCCGGTTGTCTTCCGTGGACCGACAAGGGCAACTCTCCTCCAGTACAAGCGATTCATGCTTTCGTCGGTTGGCCTTGCTTACGACGGCATTCTCATGGCTCGTCATCCAGTAACTGGAGAACGACTTCCCATGCGGACACGAAGCGCAATGTTTACCCGTTGGCTTGCGACATTCATTGTGCAGGGTGGTGTAAAGGGTCTTCCCGTCTACTTCTTGTTTGATGCACTTGCTCGTCTTCTGACCGATGAAGAAGACAAGGCAACGGGCTACGACATTTATCAGGGACTTCGCGAGCAGTTGGGCGAGAACTGGGCCAATGTCGTTGTCATGGGCCTTCCGGCTGCGGCAGGAATTGATATCTCTGGTTCGATCGTCCTGTTTCCCAAGCCGTACGGAAGAACCACTTATGAGCAGCTTGGATCGTTTGTTGCTGGACCAACATTGTCCGCAATGGGAGACATCTACACATCATTGGACAACAAGGATGCCGTCTACCAAAGCGGGTTCCGCGAGTTCACCAATGCGGCCTACGCGTCATCTCCTGCCGTACAGCAACTTGGCAATGCCATCGACATCATTGCCGGTGAAACCGAGCAATACGATGTGCAGGGACGCCTGAAGTTCAGGAAGACTACGGCTGAGCAAGTCAGGGGAATCATGGGCTTCCGCACGATTCGCGAAAGCCTTGAGAGCCTTGAGTACAACAAGATCGTCGTTATGAAAGAGGCGATGGACGCATACAAGGACGAGATTGCAACGCTTGCAGCTTCAGGGATGATCGTGGAGATGCAGCAGCGGATCCGACATTGGAACGGCATGTTCCCTGATATGCCGCTTCCATTCACCATGAAGGCGCTGATGAAAGATCCAAGCATCGGTCGGCGTATCAAGCGCAAGATTGACGACAGGACTCTTGACACCCGTCAGAGGCGCATGGAATCGGTCAATGACGATCTTGCCCGCCGCCTTGTCGAGAAGTACGGCATGGATGTAGACTCCGAAGAATGAGCACCCGCAAAGAACCGACGCAGAGCATCAGGATCAGGCAATCAGACTACGACATCCTGATCGGCATCATGGATCAGGAGGGCCTCAAGACAATCACAGAGGCCATTTCTTGGTCAATCCATGCAGCCGCAATCATGTCCAACCGAGAGTAAATAGAAAGGGCCTGCCACATGGCAGGCCCTTTCATTTGATTGATCAGCCGATGCTGTTGTCAGCGAGTGGCTGAGGTAGCGATGTAGTCAATGGTCAGCGGCTGTGCGGTTGTGCTTGGCGCAAGAGTCGCGACTTGCCATCCCATTGCCGTTACCGTTCCGGATGTGTTGTCGTACTGCACGACAGACCCAACCTTGATGCCATTGATGTACGCCTGAACATTGCGGCCAATGACTTGAATTCCAATGCGGTAAGTGGTGGATGCAGAGAGAGCTGCTGGAATCAGCAGGATAGTCTCGGTCATCGCACCATTTGAACCACGAACGCAAAGCTGAAGAGTGCGATTGGCAACAGCTCCAGTAATCGCATCCGTTTGACCATCTCGACCAATCATAATGCTGTCAACTGGAGTAGCGATGAGCGAGGAGGTAAACACGCTTGCAGACGGAGTCGAAGTGAGTCCGACAACAAAGGTGTTAGTTACCGCCGTATTTGTGACGCTAGCCTCGAAATAAATACGACGAGCAGCGTTCACGAGCATGAACCGCGAGTTTGAGCCAATGATCACCGCATCAGCAGCGGTGGTGGTGGCGTTCATTGTGAGAGTCAGCGTTCCGCCATGCGCTGTACCAACAGTAGCCGTGCCAAGGGCTGAAGTACTATGAATCGAAGTTCCGGTGTAGTGAGCACCAACGGTTGCGGTTGCGCTAGTTGCGCTGAGAGTGAGGCTGGCCGCACCTTCGACAAAGTCGAGGTAGGAACGAATGGCATTTGCGGGGTCGAAGATCGCATCTCCGAACTCCGCCCAACCAAGGGCGCCCTGTCCGGGCTTAGTGAGAATTTGTCCCATTGTGGAATCTCCTTTCGAGGATCATGCAGAAACATCAGGTGACGCCGTAGCGAGAACAAAGTTCACGCGTCGGTTAGTGCACTGGAGGTTCATCGTGGTGTCAATGTGAGTGACGAAAACGGTGTGTTGGTTGCTTGCCTTGGTCGGACCTTCCTCGCGCATGTACTCGCCAGAAAGGAAGACGGGACGGTAAGAACCCCAATTGATGCCGTAGATCGGATCACCGGCACGGCCTTCAAGGTGTGGACACCAGGTCACAGGAACCTGACGGAAGGTCACGCGACCATCCTTGGACGCAACATCGTTGCCCAGATTATCGTTCTGGGTTTCGAGGACGCGCTCAAGCTGACCGATGACATTGTAATTGGTGTAGTACCCGTACATCTGGCCGGTCTGGTAGTCCGGTTGTGCAACAGGCGCCTTGAAGTTGGTGAAGGTCGATGCCTTGCGCCACTTCGCGATCAGATCGTCCTTGGTGACTGCGGTGTACTTTCCGCACCAGTTGGTCCAACGGGGGTATGCGCCGGATTCGACATTGCCAGCACCCGCCGCAAAACCGGTCGGATTGCCGCCGTCGAAACCACCGTTGGCGTTGACGGCTGAGTTGTCGGTCCAGGTGATCCAGTACGGAACACCGTAGATCGAGAGCGTGTCGGTTGAACCAGCAGGACGACGCCAGAAGCGCGTCTCCATGAAGCCGGCCATGTCCACCATCGCATCGTGACGGCGGATGCGGACAAGGTCCACGATCTGCGATGGCGAGCGATTGATGGCAATTTCTCGGCGCTCGATAGCGTACGAGGTGTTGATGTGGCGCCACGGGATGTTGGCCGTGATCATCACATCAGACACATTGACGCTGTCGGTTGCGTAGAGACCGGTCTCCTTGGTGGAGCCGGTAGTGCCGATCATCAAGTTCCACTGGATGCCAGTGCCGCTGTTGAAAGAGACCTTGTTCTTGTTCAGGAGCTGCGGGAGAGCAATGTGCTCCTGAAGGCTGTAGGACAGGTCGGTCCACTTCATCTCGCCCAGATTGCGCTGGGTCGTCGTGATCAGATCTGCAATGTCATCTGCCTGAAGAATAGGCATGATTTACTCCGTTTCTTGTTACTCGAAGGTGTCCTGCGCTGCGCCGTACGGATCGAGACCCTTCGCTCGGAACCAGTCAGCCACACCCTGGGCAGCGCGCATTCGCGGGTTGCCAGAGGATGCGGTGCGAGTTCCGGGACGAGAAACGATCTGACTTGCACGCTTGGCAACCTTGTCGGTGAATTGGTTGCGTGCGATTTCACTTTGACGGTCTCCGAACGACGCGTTCAGAGCCATCTTCAAGACTTCCTGATCAACAGGAAGGCGCTTGTGGCGCGCCGCGAAACCCGCACGAATGGTCTGCACGGATTCCTCAAGCATCTTGATGTTCTCGGTGTTCGGCTTTTCGTCGGTCCCAAACACCGTGCGCCATTCAGCGCCAAGCGTCTTGACCCAAGAACGCGTTCCGCCAAGTGAATCGGCGTCCTTTCGATCGGCGATTCTCGATTCGAGTTCGCGGATTCGATTGGAGTAGAACGAGTTCATCGCCTTCAATGCGCGTGCTGCATCCGGATCGAATGCAGTCGATTCATCGATGTCGAGAAAGAACTCATCCGCAGCCTGCTTCGGTTTGTATTCAACCTCTGCAACTGTCGGCTGAGTGGTTTTCTGGACGGTTGATGCGATGATCGACAGCAAGTCGTTCACGGCATCCATGCCTTCCAGCTTGTTGATTACATCTGCGGACAGTCCGCGCTCGCGCGCCTGCCTCACAAGTTCGGATTGCCAGTTTGATGCATCCGGATCCGCAAAGGTCTCAAGTGCTTCTGCACTCTGACCGTTATTCACGGCATCATCGATTTCCATCGAGGTGTCACGGATGTCAAACGGGTCGTCAACGGGAGTGTTCTTGTTATCAATCATGGTCAATCTCCATAACCCCCGCTTCGATCATACATTCCCTTTGCCTTCAGGAAAGCACTTCTGTGAGATCTTGACTCAAAGATTGCCTGTCCAGTTTCAGGATGGAACTGAGTGGGGATTCCGAATCCAACGCTTTCCTTGAACGCAGCACCGATCTGCGAGGGATGCACTCCTGCACCGTCACTCAGCATGGGCCAGTTACTAGGAGTGTTTGAGAATCCACCGTGCTCTGAGGTGATGTCCCTATGCAGGGTCCGACCTTCGTGAGCGAGCGTTCCATTCTTCTTCTGACGACGCATCATCTCTGCGATCGTCATCATCAACTCAAACTTCTCGCCTGTCTTCCTGTCGATGTAGTGGTAGAACGGCATCAACCTGCTCCCTGATTTGCCTGCTGCATCATCTGAGCGACAACCTGATCGCCCTTGGAAATACTGTCTCCACCTCGGTCGGAGCGCACATAGTTGCGCGTCGTGTTCGCAGAACCAGCACCACCTGCACCACCACCGGGAGCCGGAGGACCTTGCATGAGTTCCTGTGGAGGAACCTTCATCACGAGGTCCATGATTTCTGGAGTGCCGCTGAGTTCGGCAGACATCTTGAGGAACGCTTCGATGTTGGGAACAAGTCCACGCTGCTGAAGGAGAGCAGACATCGGAACGATGTATGTCTGCATGACCTGCATTGCGCTTTGAAGTCGCTCAGACGGAGTGCGAGACTGCATTGAGAACGGAACGATCTCAATCGCGTAGTCAGGAAACTCTCCGTTGCGCTTCTCTGGCTTCATCTCGGCCATGATTGTCATGTCCGAGTTTGGAATCTTCTTTGGGATCCTGTATGCGCGAATTGGATCGTTCCACATGTAGAACGCAATTGCCTTGATCACATCAGTCGATGCAGCCGTGGCACGCTCCTGCATGTCAGCAATGCGCATCGTGGCCTGGCTCTTAACCAACTGCTCTTGTGATGCCGTGTTCGTCGCATTGTTGAGACCACCAAGGGTTTCAAGGTTGCCACCGAAGTACGAAGTCAACTGTCGCAACTGCTGGAAGAACGCAAGACCTGCCTGATCAACGCCGCCGTATCGAACATCCTTCGTTGCTTCAGGACGATCAACCGCAACGGCGTCTCCATCGTTTGCGTTTGTGATTCGACGACCATCGTCTTGATTCGCAGAGGCAACAAGCGTGACGGTCTTCTGTCGATCTGCTTGACGAGCAAGCTTGCGGAACACTCGGTTGCCGAGTTCATGCAGGTCGATCATCAGAGCCGCTGGAGGGAGCGGCATGATCTGACCTGGAACATCGCCAAACGAGAGCAGGTGATATGGGCCACCTTCAGGGCCATCCCACTCAACAACACGAAGAGGCTCTCGATCTTCGAGGCCACCATTCGGATCGGTTTGGAAAGTTGCGACCACACCCTCGTATGGGAGCCAGATGTCCCACAACTCAACGAGGTCCATGTACGACTCTTCTCCGTACGAACCACCGTCATCGACCATGTTCGAGATCTTCTGGTCGCCCTGCTCGTTGGTTGTACGACGCTCGTACTTCGACAGATCCTTCTTTGGGAACATCTTGAGGTCTTGCACGGCCTCAAGTGGAAGTGCGTAGCGGTTGCCACAGAACTGTACTTGGTCCCATCGCTTGGCGGTGATGTCGAAGACGAAGTCCTCGAAGTCAACGACATCGGCAAACGGTTGTCCTGGATCGTGAGTGAAACCCATGATCTCGCGCTGGTCGCTTGGAGCAAGGCCAACCTTGAGGACGCCCATACCAAACATCGCCTCAAGTACCCACCGGCGCATCGTCTCGTCGAACTTCATGTCTTCGATTGCAATGTTGAGAGCAATCTCAAGATCATCTGCAAACGAAATGTTATCACCGTCCTTGGAGCGGACCATCACGCGGGGAGCACGAGCTGCCACCTGCCTGCGGTAGATGTTCAACGCCATCTCAAGAAAGTTGACCGGCACGCGATCAGGAGCACCACCATCGGACCATGCTCCACCAACGAATTGACGGATCATGCCAAGACGCCGCTCACGGAAAGTCTGCAACTTCCTACGCGAGTGGTCAAAGGCAGTTACGAGGCGAGATACACGGTCAAGCTTCATTACCATGCTTCCATTCTTCGCCTTCGATCCGACGCTGCGGTGCGGCGGGCGAGAATGCTGCCTTCAGGGATGCGGTCCACGACCTCCGTGGGCGCAGGTGTTCTTCTTGCAAGAGCATAGCAGCACAGGGCATCGGCGGTAGGTCTGTCGCCGTGATTATCGCGCGCTCCGCTCGGGTCAATCGTCCTTACCGATTTCGAGTGCTCAATCGATCCGTTGGCCGTGTAGATGATTTCGCGCAACTCGTTCATCGCGTCACTCGATCGGTTGATGAACCGACCGTCAATGAGAGCTCGCCTGTAGTCGCCGAACACGGCTCGTTTGGCGTCCTTTACCGGCCACCATCCAGGAATCTGAGTCTGGTTCTTTGCGAGGGACTCTTCCCTCGTGCGGTAGTAAACATTCCGGTATCCGGCTTCGATGACCACATCACCAAAGTTTCTACCAGGGCCAGGAGCCTCCCAGATGATGTAGGCCCCGTTACCCGTGTCGTCTCGAAGCCACCTAGCAAGGGCCACCGCGTACCTGCCGAGTTCGTCCGGTCTCATGTGTGGAGTAACCAACTCGGCAATCTTCTCGCCGGTCTTTCTGTCTGCAACCGAAATGACCGAGTTGCTGCTCCCTGTGCCCGTTGCAATGTCCACACCCATGACATAGCCACGGTCCGAAGAGACATTGCCAGCCGCATCAATTCCACACCAAAGGCGCAGATTGCCTCGTGGGGACGCTTCAAATCGGCGAGGGATCAAGGAAGTGTGGTCGAAGTCAATGTCGCCAACAAATAGTGGCTGCTTGCAATACTGCACCACAAGTCGTGTGATCTCTTTGGGATCAAAGAACTGGTAGTCCGACCCCTCGAAGTCAATGTCGAGTTCCTGTGCAATCTCCTGTGGGTGGATGCATCGCTTGCACTCCTCGTCGTACCAGGGACTGTGAGGCTTGCCATCCTCACCCACATACAAGCCTTCGGCCTTGATGGGGTGCTTCGTCCAATGCAGAGCAACCTGCTTCATCTGCTGATTGTGGGCGACATCGTAGAAAGCGTTGCCAACTCCATCAGGAGTGGAGTTGAAGATGCGGGAGCGTGTTGCGTCTCGGGTGGATGACAGGGCCTTGTACCCAGCATCAACATCGAAAGCCGCAAACTCGTCCATGCCGATGGCTGTGCGCCGGTCACCACGAGCAACATCGCCGGTCGTGCTTTCCCCATCGATCGAAGAACCGTTCTCTTCGTTGGTAAGCCTCAAATGGGTACGGGTGTACTTGGGAAGGAGCCATCCCGGTTGGTTCTTGAGGATGTAGTCGATCTTCCAGAACAGGCACTTCGAGTTACCGGGCTTGTCAACATACTCCTCGTTGCGGCTGACCAACAGGAAAGACTGACCGTCCCGGAAATGCCAGCGCCACTCAAACAAGGTGCAGAGCATCCAGCTTGCACCCATGTCACGGCTCTTCTTGATGCATATGTCCTTCTTGCCGATCGCTTCGTTCAAGTCCAAGAATGTCTCGTCTTGGAACGGGTAAGTGATGAACGGGACCGTGGGACTGTCAAGTCGAGGGTCGTATGTCCAGCAGAATGCGTTCACATAGAACAGAAGGTCCTCGGAACACATCTTGCGCAGAGCGCGGCGGTCAGCCTCAGAACCACGAGCGGCCACATAGACAGACTTGCGCCAACGCAAGTTCTCCTCGTACCCCTTTGGAACTAGGTGGAGCCACTTACCGCTCAATTGGCCCTCCGGTCACATGCCACCCTGATACGGCTTCTTCATCACAGGCTTGACGGTCTTTGCGGCGTACTTCTTTGCCGCCTTCTTGCCTGCGGGAGTGTACGGAAACGATTTCTTTCCAACTTTGGGCATCAAAGGGCCTCTCTCTGTGATTCGGTGTCATCTCGCATCTTGAGAAGGCGAGTTGCCGTCTCTTCCATGCGGATTCCATCATCAGAATAGCGCTGCTCGGCCTCAATTGCACTACGCGACGGCAAGAGTTTAGCGTAAATCGAACCCCAGAACTGACTCTCGTTGACCGGGCTGCGCCGTGCCCACACCAGCATGCCCCAAGCCTCACTACTCGGAGCGTCAGAAGGCAACACATCCTCCACCTGCATGTTGCTCGCGACCCATTCAACCACCTTGACAGTCGCAACCTTCTTCCCAGCAAACACAGCCTTCGTAGCAGCCTCCCCCGCTTGCGCCGGCTTACTCACAACAGGCACACTCTCCCCCTGCACCCCCTCTTGATCCTGATCGGGTTCGCCCGCCAACGGAGCAGACCTGCCATGTGGCAGGTCAAGACGAGTCGAAGACTGACCGCCCACATTCCCCCACATCTCAGAGTCCAACTCCCTCGCCGCCTCCAACCAAGCATCAGCAGGCGGCATCCCGTCCTTCTTCAAGCGTTCGCGCACATCCACGAACTGCTTCCAAAGGCCACTCTCTTCAGCCCACTTCCGGATCTGTACTTTGATTTGAGTTGAACCGCGCATGTCGGGAGTTTACCACAAGTCGGAATGCAGTCTCGGGAGGGGGTTAGATTAATGGGTTGTTGACCCCCCAGGTCCGGGTTCAGGCGCGGGCGCGCGCGCGCGTGGGCGGGCG